TGGCAACTGGAATGAATCCTTCCAATTTAAAGCCTACGGAAGAATACCCCAATTTTTCTTATACTACGTCGCCATGCGATGGAAACAGTTTATTGAAACCGGAGTTTTGGAACCAGGTAAAATTATGGTCCATATTAAACCAATACGTTAACGCTCCGCTAAATGAACTGTACACATGCTTCAGAGTATCTAGATTTAATCGGGTAATGCCCACTTTAGTGTTTAGGCAAATACCTTTTACTTCTGAAGATTTTGAAAATCAAAAGTTTGGCACACAGGATGAAAATGCAAGAGCTATAAAAGTAACCAAGTTTTTGAATTTACCCAGATGGAGAATTGGTTCCGAGCTTGTGTTCAGCATAGATATCGGTAAAGACGAGGCAGCCAGAATCAATTTTGTTCAGTATTATGCCAAATCGGCTTTTTCCAAACAGGGCCTAGACGCCGCTGGGGAAGTAGCTTCAGTCAACTATGTTTTTGACAAGGATGATATTGTTAGAAGTGGGCTGAGACCGTATATCGCTCAAAATCAATTCAATGATCTTCCAGATGCCTTGATTAGATCCGCCCCTGTTTGGGCCAGAGTGGTAGGTGATGCGGTGATTGGTGGCCATTTAAAGCTTAATGGCACTCTAAATTGTGTTGGCATAATAGATCCTATAGCCGTAGGAGATAACTTAGAATTTGATGGAGTTGTCTACCATATTGAACAGATATCTCATACGTGCTCTGTTTCTCCCGGTAATGGAATGAAAAGTTTCAGGACCGTACTTAGCTTGAGTCATGGCGTAAGCGTGAATAGTAGCTCGCAGGGAACGCGATATTCTCAAATGACTCATGCGACTGGTTATGGTGATAGGGCGAATGATTTTGAAAATGAACAAATTTTACCAGGCGTATCGGAGTCTCAGGATGTTAAATATCGTCCCGATAATCTGGACGTTCCTCATTCTAAAGGAACTGCTTTCCCACAGCCCACGCTAGTTCCTAACAAAATAAAGACCGGAGAATAATATGGATAATTTCTTAGACAACGGTGCCGTGCTCCCGTCCGGGCTTATTGGCAGCAACGATCATGCGGCCATAGCTGGTTTTAATAAAACATATAAAAACACTTCTCTTAGAATGGGTGTAATTCTAAGGTCGCATCCTGTTTCTGATAAAAAAAATCTCTCCAAGCTATCCATAGAGTATGACGTTTCTGTTTTTGAACAAAACGAAGACAGGGGCTCTACGACCATCACTTATAAAAACTGTATTTCCGCAGAAGGTATGGGCGGCATCGCTGATTTTTTTGAAAAATCTTTGAGGTTCAAGAAAAATAGTTCTAGTAATCTATCTAATACAAAAGGTCAAGATGGCGCGATTGTTTTGATTCTTTGTTTGGATGGAATGACTGAAAAGGCCATTGTTATTGGGGCGATGACCCATCCAGATAGACAATCTACTTTAATTGATAATGAGCCTCATCTTGAAGGTGAGTATAACGGTGTCCGCATCAAGATTGCCAAGGACGGCAGCACTTCTTTGGTCTTCAAGGGCGCAACGGACAATAAGGGCAAAGCTCTAGATCCTAGCCAGGCTTCTACTACAGTGAAGATCGAGAAGGACGGTTCCTTTCAGGTCAATCATGATTCGATCACGTTCCGTATGGCCAGAGATGGCACCGCTACTCTCAACGCTAAGAAAGATATCAACATCATCACGAATGCCAATGTAAATGTAACTGCGACCAAGGATGCCACTGTGAAGTGCGTCAACGCCACGGTTCAGGCGAGTGCGAATATCAATCTCAAGGCTGGCTCCAAGATCGACGAGAAAGCTCCAAAAATCAGTCTTAACGGCGAATCGTCAGGTATCACTACCGAGAATTCTCATCAGGGAGTTATCGACTTCATTACGGGCGTTCCGGTTATGCCTAGTCAAACCGTGAAATCGGACGTGTAATGGCAGCATCAGGTTCAGCCCTCGCAGCATTGGTGCAGGCCGACGTAGATACTAGGATGGCCGCCGTCCGAGGGTTTCATCCTCTGGGGCAGAAAAATCCGTCCTACTACATCGAAATGTGTCAGGCAATTGGCATGGGCATTATCAATGGTGGTCCGGTCATTTCGTTTACCACGAATGATACGGGCAATCAGGGAGCGCCGCTTGTAGCTGGAACGGGTGCTGGCGTTGGTATCATAGTTGATCCGACTTTTTTCATCCAGGATATGTATACCAGAGTTAGAGGGTTCATTATTGCCGACTTCGGCAGAACCTCTCACGACACGTTTCCCCCTGGTCCGACCAACTCCGGACAGTTCCTTCTCGCCTTGGCGAAAGGGATCAATGATGCTATAATGACGTACTATCCTACCGCTTGGACGTTGGTATCTGCTCATCCCCAGATTTACATGGGAACCGGCTTAATCAACAACGGGCAGTTTAGTGGGCTATCGTCTGGGGCCATCAAGTCGGTGATCCAGGGACTCGCTCCAAGGCTCAAGGGAAGATTTTGGCCCAGACTCGCTCAAGGCATAGCGGAAAGCTATGTAGCTCTCATAACTCAACACGCAACCGGAACAGTTACCATCACTGGAACCTGCATACCCGGACCTTCGCAGGTCTGCGGTATCGGCGGTTCTGGCACGGGCACTGGAACGGCTACTTAAGGTGATCTAATGGATTGGAAAAGCATTGTTCAAGACTACTACCCGTACTGGACCCTCGGCGCTTTCATGGTGTGGGCAACGGCTAGGTCGGCTGCCAAGGAAATGGTTCGAGTAGAAATTCCGGCAGTGGCTAGTTGGATCAGATTCCTTTTCATGATCACTTGCGTGAGAATTTTGATGTTCACCCTTTTTCCACAAATGCTGAGAGAGCTTGGAAAAGACATCACGATTATCCCGTGGCCTCTTACTCTGACCGTCTTTTGGGAAGATGCTTGTCACGGACTTCCGCTCGCTCTGATCATGAGATGGCTGGGAACAGACAGGTGGACATGGCCGATTCACGGCCTACTCATGCTTTTGGTCATGGTTGAGTTTGGTCTTGGTCACGTCTACCAGGGTATTCCAGCGGCTATCGCTCTGAGCTTTTATATCCCTTATTCCATTTTTCTGGGCAAGAAGTACGGTTTTGGAACCGTAATGATCGGTCACACGCTTTACGACCTCTTCACTGTTGTGACGATCAAGCTACTCTTAGGTGCGTAATGCCCAAAAAGAAGGGCCCATTCAAAAACTACACGGTAGATGAGGTTATGGCCTCAGAAGCCGCTGCGTTCGTGATCCAAGTAGGATCGGACGTTTTTCATGTGAATGGGCGGTGGGTCTTCAATAAGCGTAGCGCCGTCGTGTATTACAACAAGATCCTAAGAACAATCCTGGATCAGATGCACAATGGTACCAAGAGAGAGCGCAAAGACGCCAAAAGAGTCCTTGAGAACTTCAAAATCCTACCCCTTCGACTCCATTAGGATCATGCTCGCTTGGTTCATGGCCAGGTAGTATTGAAGGATGTACCGATTCTTGTCGTGCATGTTTCCGGTATCTTTGTAGAGTTCTAGGATCGCACCGGCAGACTCGACCAGAAGCGGAATGAAGCATTTCTCTCTCGCATGATCCTGCTGGCAGCGCACGGTGCCTTTGGCGTGAATCGAATGGATCACGTCCGCTTCTCTGTGAAGCTGGTCGTTATCCAGATAGTCGAGATGGTCCATGTAGTCATCCAGACCGTCCCAGCCCCGACTCTCTTTCTCTAAGAGATGGTTGTAGACTTGAATGACAACTTTCTTTTGATCGTCGCTCATCATAGAAACCGCTCTCGCTCGGGGAGTTCGTAGACTACGAAATCTTCCACTCCGTTTAACATGATCTCGATGCCAAACTTGAACCAGTTTTTACAACGACGCATGGGATTGACAATTTTGACAATCCCTTCGTGGTCAACGAAAGCGGTCATGGCGTGACCGCTCTTTTTGCCAGCTGCTGTGTACAGGAAAATGAAGAATTTCCCACGATACAGGCGACTCTCGATATCGTTCAGGCTCTTGGGCTTGATTTTCCTGGCAGGTAGGCCGATTTTGGACACAAGGTTCGCGAACTGAAAATAGCGGATTCCGCCCTTTTGACTGTAGCCGCAAGACCTGGCTACCTTTTCGATTTCTCTATAAGTCTTAGGTAGTTGACACCATCTTGAGGCGTTATAGACCGCTACCACTCCACAATCTCGTCTTTTTCTGTTTTTCTGGAGCATCTTCATAAAAAGAGCATACCATCTCTACCAGGTTTGCAACGGTTGAATATTTCTGTCGTGTACTCTTCGTAGTGTTCCTGGACGCAGGTATCATCTACGACAACCGGGAACATCAGACTGGTCGGACATCCGTCATCCCAGAAACCTGGTCTTTCTCCGCCCTTGACCATCCAGTCGATGGCTTGTTTGAGTCTGGCGTCAGCGGTGCGCGGATATTTCACCCCGTCCGCGTAATCGTGGCCGCGCCCGCAGTAGCAATGGGTGAGTTCGTGGAACAAGAGGGCGATATGAGTCCTATTTCCTGTTAGTTTCCAATAGGTTGGATCGATATCGATCTCCCTGAACCAGCCGCCCCAAGTACACATTCCAACGGCTGTGCCGCTCAAGTGTTTGAAGCCGATTGTCACGTTGTTCTTAAAAAGTATGTTATTCTGAGCACTTAGCCACATATACTCGCCAACAAGCGGTTGGAGAGCTGGGTCAACGCCCTTATGTTCTGGTTTGAGCTTGAAATTCTCTGTAGAACAACAGGTTACGAGAATCGATACGATTGCGGCCAACGTTATAAGTCTTTTCATCTCTTACGATATATCACAGGAAATGACCTCACAATCTTTACCACAAGGGTAAAAGAAATGAGCTTTGGTGACAGTCTAAATTTAGGTCTATCGGATGCCATCCAGAGCATCAAGAACGCCGCTGGGTTCATTGATTCGGCTAGGAACACTATCAGCGCGGGCTCGCTCCCCTGGGCGCCCCAGGGCGGCACCAGCCCGTCTACGAGCCGATTCTTTGTGCCTATCCAGATCGAACCATCTCGTTGGAATCAGCTGTTTCCATATAGACTTGTGGTTGTCGATAGCCTCAATAGAAATGCGATCGTTGGCGGCGTAGGTCGTAGCGGAGCTTTACCAGGCAGCGCCAATTTCACGAGCGAGGTCGTTGGCGGCGTCGAAGGAACCACTCTGATTTCCTTCCAGGCGATCAAGAACAACTGGGTCTTCAACCTACCTATTACGCCTCAGCAGCTTTCGATTACAGACCAATATGCCATCAACACTTCGGCTACCCTGCGCGGTATTCTCGAAGAGCACAACGGCGTAAAGTTCAAAATGATCAATGCTTCCGGCACCATGGGCGTTTGGCCAGCTCGCGAGAGCGTAACCAAGCCTCCCACCACACCGGGCATCGTCCAATCTCTTTTCGGTGGTACCATCGAAGCGGTTGGTGGCCTAATTCAGTCGGTTACTAACGTAATCAACACGGCTACCGGCAATCACCCGGCCAACAAGCCCACGACTATTCAGCCTGAAAATTCGACATTCGGCAGCCAGTCCACCGGCTATTATCAGGCGATGGCCCTCCAGCAATTCTTGGAGCAATACGCAGAAGCCAAGACTAAACCCGAGAACGCCGGATGGCGACTTGTGTTCGACATCCCTAAGCAGAATCAATCGTTTGTCGTGACCCCGATGAGCTACGACTGGCAGCAAAATGCCCAGAAGCCTTTGGAGATCATGTACAAATTTCAGCTCAAGGGCTGGAGACGAATCCAGATCACCAACGCTACCGCAAATGCGCTCCCGGACATCAGTGTCAGTCCAGGTCTTCTTCAGAGGGTTCTGAATACGATCAGCGCTGCGCGTACAGCAACGTCCAAGGCCATCGTTCTGATCGGCGCCGTGCGCTCTGACGTGGAAACTCCCCTCAACGTGCTCAGGCAGACCTCCCTGTTCGTTAAGGACTTGGCTGGCGTGGCCATCACAGCTGCCGACCTACCTTCCCAAGTAGCCCGCGATTATAGCAGCGCCATCGGCGACTTCATGAAAACCCTGAGCCTGAACAGCCTGGTTGGTTCTCCGGCCAGCGATCCTGCTGTGGTCAGCTCCCTAAAGAGCATCCAGACGGGCTACGCAAGCCGTGAGGGCTTGAGCCAGGCCAGCGTGTCTGGTGGGCAGATCGGCGGCGCTGCGGCGACTGCGCAGTCCATAGACCCTTCCCTAAATGTCCTGAACAAGCCGGAGAGCAACTTCGGATTGATGGATCAGGTGCCTTTGTCCGGCCTTTCCCTTACGAATGCTCAACAGGCGGTTGTGGACGACATTATCGAACAAGCCAGGCAGACCACGATCGACACTCTCAAGCAGTATCGCGGGACCGTTCTCCAGCTTGCTTTGCAGCTTTCGAATAGTTTCGGTACCGGTAATGCTTTTTACAATCAGGTGTACGGACTTCCGCCTCCGACGCCAAGGATTCAGCCAATCACCCTAGACGAGTACGATCTGCTTCAATCGCTATACGATGCGGTTCAGTCCTACGACGCCCTGACTGCTACGAACCAGATCGATGACAACAACAAGCAGACCAACATGGACTACGTTGCTGGCCTTGCGGATCAGTCGGGCATTCCTTTCACCATCACTGCTGGGAAGATCATGGTTCCAGTTCCTTTTGGTCTCACGATCGAAGGGATTGCCCAGAGATATCTCGGTGACGCTCAGCGCTGGATCGAAATTGCGACTCTGAACAATCTCCGCGATCCGTATATCGACGAGAATGGCTTCAAGCTTACCTTGCTATCCAATGCCACGGGAAGGCAGATCACCGTCAACAATGTGGATAATCTGTACATCGGCCAGTTCGTCCTCCTGATGAGTTCGACTCAGGTTCCTTCGAGCAGGATCATCCTTGGCATCGACCGACTTTCTGACACAAGCTTCCTTTTGACCCTGGACGGCCTACCGAACCTGGACAACTTCGTCTTGGCCGACGGGGCTTACTTACAGGCCTATTTGCCGGGTACCGTCAATAGCCAGCAAAAGATCTTCGTTCCTACCGATCTGCCGGTACCGGAGAGTCTGAACATCACGCCTCCGGGCTCGACCTCTGCCGACCCCCTAACCGGCCTGAGCAAGGTTGACTGGTTACTTGACGAAAACGGTGACGTTGCAGTGAATAACTTTGGAGATTTCAGGTACAGTTCTGGTATTACCAATATAATTCAAGCACTTAAGATCAAATTGTCCACTCAGAAGAACAAATGGCTGCTCCATCCGGAGTTCGGACTCAATCTATCTCCGGGAAACAGCATTGCAGATATTAGTGCCCAGAAAATCTATAATTCAATCAATGACTTAGTTGCTCAAGACTCTAGGTTCCAGGGCATCGACAGTCTGCAAATATCCGTTGACGGCCCTACGGTCTCCATTGGAATGAGTGTTTTGATCGCTGGCCAAACCGGTGTTTTCCCTCTGACTTTTACCCTAACTCCGTGATAGATACGGTTGGGCCAACACCCTGAATCTTAATGTCTAACGGTAGGATGTAAAATAATGGCTTCCGATCTCCCAACTCCAGAATCTTACGAAAGTATTTTGGCCAACATGCTTGAGGCCTATGCGGCCAAGCTTGGCATCAACGACTTCAACGTAGGCGCTGTAAATCTTAGCTTTTTCGAGGTCGCAGCCCTGATGGTCGCTCGCTCCTCGGGCGACGTTTTCCAGATTCTGAGGGACTTCTCTGTTGACCGTGCTACGGGCGATGCCCTGAAGCGTCTGGCCCAGGAAAACAACGTTACCCCGATCGTCGCCAAACCAGCGACAGGACAAGTCAGCGTAACTGATACCAGTTTCACGAAAGTCTCGACCAAGATCTATTCGGGCGCGAATCCGCCGAATATCGGTTCCACGGCCATCAAGGTCAGCGATGCTAGCGCGTTTACGCCAACTGGCTCGATTTACATTGGTCGCGGCACGCCGAATATCGAAGGCCCGCTGCCTTATACGTTGATCACGCCTTCCGGTGGCTTTTTCATCATCAGCCTGAGCGTTCCGACCACGAAATTTCACAACCTCGGCGAAACGGTCATTCTGGCCCAGGGCGGCAATCGTGCAATTCCAGCGAATACGATCGTCAGCTCTCCGGGCGTCGGATCGAGTGCCGACATTCAATTCAGCGTCACCTCTTCGGCTGTTATCCTTGACGGTGAAACCGAAGTCGATAACGTCCCTGTCAGCGCCCTCACTCCGGGCTCTTTAGGGAACGTTCCGGCTGGCGCCATCAAGATTTTTGCATCTGCTCCTTTCTCGGGCGCCACGGTCTCAAACCCTCTTCCTTTCACTACTGGCTCCGACAACGAGACAGATGATCAGCTCCGTGTTCGCATTAAGCGTGCCCTGGCCAGTAAGGGTCTGGGTACCGCGACTGCCGTAAAGGCAAGCCTGATCGGTGCCACGCCTTCAGACGAAAATGCTACGATCGTCTCCGATTCTTTGGTTACAAATACCGATGGATCTGCGACCGTGTACGTTGACGACGGCACCGGCTACGAAGCCAAGACGGCTGGCGTTGGCTTGGAAAGTATCGTAGACAGCGCACTCGGCGGCGAACAGTTCTTCCAGCTCCAAACAGGTGGACGCCAGGCGCCAGTCGCCAAGGCATTCCTACAAAGCACCCTTTCTGCTCCCTTCGATCTCATTGGCGGGGATACCTTGTCGATTATCGTTGGCGGTATCACGTACCAGCACGTGTTCGCAAACTCTGACTTCCGCTCTCCGGGCGGCGCAACAGCGTTCGAAGTCACGGCGAGCATCAACGCAGATACGGTTCTTGGATTTGAGGCCACCACGGCTGGTGGCGGCACTTTCGTGGTTATCCGCGCAAAGGCCGAAGGTCACGATGACCTAAAAACTTCCGTTCCTACTACTCCGGGTCGCGACGCAAGCGTCCAGATGGGCATTCCGTCCAACACAATCGAAACACTGCGTCTTTATAAGAACGGCAGCCCGCTCAGCAAAGACGGACAAACTGCTAGTATCTTCACGCAGACCCAACAGCTGTGGTCGGCTACTATCGCAAATGGCGACACCATCGTTCTTTCTGTGGACGATACCGGGTTCATTACCTACACGATCACGAACGCGGACTTCATTGCAACTGGCCTGTACACCACGGTCTCTTCGACAAACTCCTTGGACTCTTGGGTTCAGGTTTTGAATGCCAAGCTTACCGGCGTAACTGCGGTTGTGGTTGGTCAGCAGATCGAAATCACTTCCAATCTGGGCGCATCCAACAGAGCGGCGATCATCATCGATCCCGCTTCTACCTTGGTTACAAAGGGTGTCTTTAGCTCGTCTCTCGGTTTGTCCTCTGACGGTAAAGCTTCCGACTTTACGTTGGATCGTAATACCGCACAGTTCACTCTAGTCACTCCGTTGGTTGCTGGCGATAAGCTCAGCGCGGGCAGCGAGAATACCGAGGCTACAATCACGACTGCTCAGATCCCTGGCGGGTCTGTTACGCTTGCTTCCGACGCCCACGTCTGGATTCTGGTCGATAATCCCGGCACTCCGATCCCAACAGGTGTCGCTGGCAATACGATTTTAACTGTTTCTACTCCTGCCGCAAACGTGATTCGCTACAGTACTACTGTGGCCAGTGCGTTCTCTAACGTTTTGCCAGGTGACTACGTCATTGTGTGGTCTGCCGAACTTGCGCCTAGCGATCGAATTGAAGGCCGAGTCCATGCCGTCACGTCCACTACTCTTGATGTTCTTATCACCCCTGCCGAATACGCAGCGGTAGTTGTAACGGCTGGCGTTCTCTTCCTGGATGGTTTCGTAGTGCTGCGCAGCACTTTGGCTCCACAGAAGTTCCGAGTTACAGCTGGGACCAAGACCCTGAATCAGATTGCCATCGAATTACAGGCCCAGACCAGCAGCATCGTTTTCAGCGTGTTTCAGCAGCAATTCATTGTTGCCAGAACGACAACCATGGATTTAACAGGGTCTTTGATGGTCGTAACCGCCGATACTTCAGGCAAGCTACTTAATTTCCCAATTAATGGCTCCGATGTCAGCAAGGACTCTCTCGTTGCCTTCTACGACAGCGGTGACTATGAAGCTCAGTTTCCGTTGTTCATACACTCGCTTTTCGATGCGACTGGCAGTTCGGCAGATCCGATCAATAGCTTCATCTCCTCGTTTGTGTCGGTGGTCAGCCTAGCTGGTCGCGATCCTAACGAACTCATCTCTGTTCTGCACCCGTACGGAGTTGTGCCTGGAACGCAGATCCAAGACGCACAGCCATATGGCGAAGACGTTCAGGAAGTGTCTATCACTGGCGGAACGACCATCGGTATCAATAATCAGCCTTTGATTCGTCGTCTGAGAAATGTAGATCGTTTCTTCATTGCAAATCCGTTTGATTTCGGCTTCAACGACACCGCTGTCGTGGTTTTGGATAACGACACTTCGAACAAGTCCTTTGAGATTCCCTTCTACCGCAAGGCTTTGACGAATACCGGAGTCATCTCGAATCCAAACAACTTCAACGCATATGATGTTGATTCTGGTCCTACGGCATCTTTTACTTCTGCCTTTGGCGCTTCATTCGACTTTTCTAACTTCAAAGTACTCATGCAGGCCAAGAAGGTTCTGAAGCCTTCTCCTACCAAAACGGCTATCCTGTATCGCGCCATCAAATGGGGCCGTTCAGGTGAAAAGATCACCGTTGGATACGTCTATCCTTCCGTTCCGAACGCTGCGATTGGTAGCACGGTCATTGTTGGCCAAACGGTCGATATCCGAATCAGTCTTGCTTCTGGTGCTGTCGTCAGCACGGCGATCGACGCGTCCACTGAGTGGAACGTTACGATCACTCCAAACACGCCTTCTGTGGGTATTGATCAGGTCACCTACACGTGGAGCGGTAGCGGCACGTCTCCAGGACTAGGCTTTTTGGTTGGCGGCGAATACGTCAACATCACCAATCAGACGGCATTCAATCCAGCTAACATTGGTACCTTCAGGGTCTCGACTCAGGCTGGCTTCCTGCCTACGCCCACGTCTTTCACCGTCACCCGTCCTACGGGCGTTGCGGTCGCAGAAAGCAATATTTCTTCTGTCATCGGCGGATCGATCACCTTTGCTTCGCCAGATCCTACTACGGCTGCAGAGATTCAGGCCTACGTGGCAGCGAATCTGCAATTGTTCGTCTCGGCCACTCTGGTCCTGGATGGAGATACGAGCGGAAGCGGCGTAATCGTTCTGAGTACACTTGATGACAGCGGCTCTGAGAGCGTTCAGCTGCTAGACGGTATCAATTGGCTCCTGTCGAGCAATCTGACTGGATCGCCTCAGTTTATCTTTAAGAATCCTCTGGCCCTTGCTACAGATACTGGATACGCATTTAATAATGGTGAAACGATCAGGTTCATTCCTACTACGATTGACCAAATCGCTAGGATGATTTCGATTCTCGCAGTCACCGGCTTCACTACCATTGGTAGCGTGGCTCAGGTTGATCGAGGCAAGAGATTGCAGTTGTCCACCAACATCCTAGGAAGTTCTGGAGCCATTCAGGTCATCGGTGGCCTAGGCAATGAGTACGAAGTTCCTGTGCTTGATTCTGGAGTCAGGCTCGACAATACCTATATGGAAATCTCGGCAGACGCCGTTTCCTCACAGGGCGTTCACTCTGACCAGTGGTTCAGGCTTCAGGCCATTCAGCCTCAGAGCAAGATCGCCGGGTTCTCTTCGAACACCAGCGTCACCGTACTTGGAAGCAATCCTGTAGCGGGAGAGTCAACTATCAGCCTAAGCGGCAGAACTCTCACTCAGCGCTATTTCGGCAAGCCTCGCCATCACGTTCGTAGCCGTGGTCAGACTTTCAGGGTCGAGAAGCAGGGTAAACTAGTTTGTATCAGCTGGGACGGCGTTGGGTCTAGTCCGGCATTCTTGAAGTCTCCTCTAAACTTCAATGACAGTGGTGGCGGCACCTTCAACGCAGCAAGGGTTACTGGGACCAGCGAAGTTCAGTATACGATCCTTACCGGCAATGCTAATTTCACCGAACTTTCTATCGGAGATCTGATCACGATCGCATCGTTACCAAAGTCCGCGAATAACGGCACCTTCCTGGTTACGGGCGTATCTGACAACGGCAAGGTCATCCAGGTCTTGAATCCCAATGGCGTGGATGAGTTCTCCACTGGCTCGTTCACTTTGGTAACCAACGCGTCTCCGGGCGATACGTTTACGGTTGGCGTCACTGTCCTTACGGCAGGCACCGATTTCACTATCGGCGGTACGGCGGCTATTACGGCTTCCAATCTCGCTGCTACAATCGCTGCTCTACCTCAGCTGAAAGCTGCGGCAGTAGGCAACGTAGTGACTATTACGGCTACATTTGTAGGTCAGAGCGTGGTTTTGGCCTACTCTGGTGTAGGAACGGTTACGGTTAGCGGCCCATTCCTGGTCGGCGACTCTTTCTCGGCAGGCAACTTCTCGGCATCTAGCTCGGTCTCAGAGGGCGATACGGTCGTATTCGGCGCTCCTTTCTCGGTTCTGAACCAAGGACGATTCAGGGTTATTCGTCGATTCAACGACAGTATTTGGATCGAAAACGTGAACGTTACCGAAGAGGAAGTCACTCTTCCTTATAATCCGGTCAGCCTGAGCTTCGACGCAACTACGTCTTTCAAGGTCAATGCTTCGAACAATACCCAGTACTTGAACTGGAACGGTGTCGGCACCGAGCCTCTTCTGGGCGCAGCTCAGATGGGCGATATAATCAGCTTCGGTATCGATTTCTCTGCGGCCAATCGCGGCGACTTTATGGTCCTACGCTCTGGCGCGAAGCTTCAACAGATTGCCAATCTGACCGTGCCAACAGGTGTTCAGTTCACTCTTGGCGGCGCTGGAACGTACTTCAATATTTCCAATGCTGGCGACGTGAACAAATACTACGTCTGGTTCGACGTAAATGGCACCAATTCTGATCCGGGTCCGGTTGTCGGCTATACGGGCGTGTCAGTGGCCATCTTGAGCGGCGACAATGCTGCGCAGGTTGCTGCAAAGCTTGCGACTGCGATCAACACTTTCACGGTCGGACTGACGGCTACCTCTTTGGGCGCTGTCGTAACTGTTACGACCACAGATTTCATCGAAACCACCGCTCCTTCGAACTTCAACATCCCGGCCCCATTCGCAGTCCAGGTTACACAGAGCGGTCGTCGCACCTTCCTTGAGTGCATCAACCCTTCTGCCGTCAACCAGTCTACCGTATTGATTTCGTCCGGTATCCTTCAGGATCACAGGCCGCAGATGCAGTTCAGCGAGTACGACGCAAGCGTAGCAGGCGACAAGTACGTAATCACCGGGGCAGTCCTCACGTTGCCTAATGCTGGAACGTACGTAATCGCTCAAGTATTGGACCGAGACACGGCGATCATCACGGGCACTCTGGCCAGCCAGACCAACGTGAGCATGAATGGCTTTGAAACGGCCATTTTCGTTCAAGAAGGTGTGTTGTATTCGGGTTACAAACACGTGTTCTTGAATTCCTCGCAGCCTGGCGCACCGCTCCGAAATCAGATCTTGTTCGACACGAACAACCAGTATGAGAAGGTCAATGAATCGGCGGGCGTTCAGCTCACCTCTATTGGCAAACTCAATTTCGTTACCATCGTTAGAAATGGTCTCGATTCGTACAGGTACAATACCGGCCTCATTGCAGAAGCCAACCGTATCATCTACGGCGATCCTCGCGATCCGATCACCTATCCGGGCGTCGGCGCGGCTGGCGCAGACATCTTTGTTCGTGAACCGCTCGACAAGCGCATCCAGATCTCGGTCGATATCCGTCTGCTCACAGGCGCTCCGTTCAACTCGGTCTCTCAACAAGTGCGTTCGAGCGTTTCGTCGCTCATCAACGCCAATGACGTGGGCGCTTCGATCGACATCAGTTCGATCATCAGCATTGTTAGATCCGTTCCTGGTGTTCTCTCTGTCGCGATCGATAGCCCTCAGTATGACCCGACCCATGATCTCATCTTCATTGCTCCTAGCGAGAAGGCTAGGATCATCGATCCGACCCTGGACATCTCAGTCAACCAGATTGGTAACTAAATATGCCGATTACCACTACTGAAGAGCAGTACAAAAGACTGAGATCTTATCTCAACCCTTACATTAAGGGTAAGAACACGGATGCCGTTCTTACGGCACTCGCTGAGGGCGGCGCTTCGTATCTGATCAATAATGTCAGAGCGGTCAATGACCAGCTCTACATTGCCACGGCAGTAGGGCAGTACCTCGACGAGCGTCTTGCGGACTTCGGTATCGTCAGACCTCCGGCTGTCGGACTATCCGACGACGTGTTCAGACAGATTGGTATTGAAGTAAAGAATCGTAAGCAGGTCAGAGATCTGATCAACGCTCTATTGGACGCCATTTTTGGTGACGAGTACGTTCGTGCATCTAACCAGGCACGCGCCTTTGAGCCGTACAATCTGGTCGATGGCGATACCCTGATCATCGACTTTGACGAGAATCATACCGAAACTGTCACCTTTAATACAAACGAATTCCAGAGCATTGCAGCTGCAACCGCCCAGGAAGTCGCCGATGCCATTACCAAGGAACTCAGGGGTCTAGGTGTCACGGGTACCGCTATCGCTAAAGACGATGGCAATGGTCCCTACGTGGAAATCCTTTCGGATACTATTGGACCTGCATCGTCTGTCACTATCAAAGGTGGCTCTGCTCAGAATCAACTCAAGTTTGACGCCGCTGTTCCAGCTGGCGGTAACGGTTCTACTCAATGGACTCTATCTCTTCAGCCAGGCGGCAAGATCCGTTTCACTTGGACCGGTGGCGCTGATCCTCAGATCGGAAGGGTTAGCGAAGGAAACTACGTCATCGTCAATGGTGGCGGGTTCACTTCGTCTACCAATGAGGGCAGCTTCCCGATTACGGCGGCTGTTGGCGGCATTGCTGGCACGGCCTATTTTGAGGTCGAGAATCCATTGGGCACCTCGGGCGTTGTGGTTCAGGGAACTGCCGATGCGGTTCTATTCTACAATCCAGTCAGAAAGACCGTGGCAAGTAGGCTGTCCTATGCGGCAGTCTATCAGCCCACGGGAAGGCTCCTTCAGATCTTTCTGCCTGCCGCAACCAAGGTCATTAGGCGCTCTAGGCTTGGTTCGGCCCATTTGCACGATCCTCCGAGAGGGTCTTTCACCTTCGCCGCTCAGCCTGCGCCCGGAGATATCTTCTCAATCACCTCCACGACCTCTTTGGTCGCAGGAACCAACTTCGCTATTGGCGGGACCATCCAGGCCACCGCGCTGAACCTCAGGGACGCTATCAACGCCTCTGCCGGTGTCGATGCGACGGCTGGAACTGACTCGGTATCTGTTTTCAATGACTCCTTGTCGAT